CCGTTTCATTGTATAGGGCAAAGATTTCTTGCAGTTCGGTTCGGGCCCAATCCTTATACATATTTCTAAATGTAAAGCTTAGTTTGGGCGCAATGGTTTCTTGAACTCGTTTAACAGGGAAACCCGCTTCGTTGGCCGATACCCGGTTAGTGACATTGCTACCCAAATAATAAAGGCTTTGCCCTGCGTTCGTTCCCCATGCTATATGGCTAACTAAACCTGCTTGGATGTAACTAATAACCTTTTGACCAGAACCAGAGAAGCCAATAGTTAAATCGCTCACAGTGGTAGCACCACCCAAATAGAACACTAAGTTTTTAATGGGGCGTGAAACCGTGAACATCTTGTTTACAGTAGGGCTAGTTAGGGTTACAACAGTTCCAAGCGCTAAGTTTAAACCATGTAGCGCGATGTATTCACAACTACCAATCCCATCAACAGTAAATTCAAACGTTGAAGAATTGCTACTGGCCAAGCGCGAAAAGTCTGAATCTTGTAAGTTTGATAATGCACCACTGCTAAGTGTGCCAGACTCGAGAGTAATTGAGTTTTCAGCAATTATATTTGTTTTACTGATGATCATTAAATGCGCCTCTCGCTTTCTGCTTTTTTAACGTGGCGCCCTACGGCTTCAACGGCTTCATCACTGAATTCAATCACTAAGCGTTGCGTGGTGATATCCTCGCCCGAAACATCTGTAACAGATGCACCTTGATCGTTATAGCTTTCTTGGGGTTGCTCAGTAGGTTGAGAAGAAACAGGGGTAACGGTGCTATTTCCATCTGGAGTTGACGCCCAAATTGCTGCTATTTGTGCAACACCAGTTGCAGCGGTCAATGCTGCGCCAACATAATCCTGTTTGGCTAACGCCTTGGTTACACCTTCAGCGGTATTCATGCCTGCATTAGCTGCAGATAATCCCTGCTGAATTTTATGTGCGGTTTTACTGTTATTACCCAAGCTTGTTAAAAGTTGTGTGCCCAAATCCATTTGATTCTTAATTGATGACTCTGACCAGAAGTTTTCTAACTCTGACTTTTTCTTTTTGTCGGCTGAGTCTTTTTTGCTGAGTTCGCCCAGTTTAGTAAAGTAGTCTTCGTATGAGATAAGCTGATTATCGAGCTTATCGTTGAGCATCTCTAACTCTTCTTGGTTCTTTTCCTCTAACGCTTCAGGGTCTACTGACTCAGGCGAATAAGAAGCAATAATTTCTTTTAACTTAGCCTGGTACTCATCCTGCGAAATCAGCTTTTCATTAAGCAGTTCTTTTTGCGTTTCAGCTTCAGTTACTGCAGCTTCAAGCTTTGCTTCTTCTTCGGTTTGGGCTAGTTCACGTGCTTGTGCTAAATAGTCGGCTTCAATCGCCATTTTCATGGCGTTCTTTTCGTCTAACTTTTCTTTAGTGAGGTTTTTCTCATCCTCATACATGCTATCGAGAATAGCTAAGCGCGCCGTTTTTTGATCTTGAAGTAACTGAAGCTCAGTTTTGTTAGCGTCCTCAACCGCCTTAAGGTCATTTGAAAGTTGCTCTTCTAACTTGATAGACTCGGCGCCAGATGTGCGCTCGGATTTTAAATTCCCTTTTGCCTTTTCAATTTCTAACAGAGCCTTCTGGCTGCTTTCTTCCTGCTCGATGGCGGCTTTTCTTTTTTCAATTTCCTCAGCAATACTCGCTAATACTTTAAGTCTTCTTTCTTCGTTAACGGTAATTCCGAACGTCTGCTTTCTTTTTTGAACAATAGCGGCGTTAGTTGCCTCTTCTTCTTTTTTTATTCGTTTCTGTAACTGTTCAATCTCTTTTAAAGACGTCACCTGCCCCAGTAATTCTGGATCTTCAATTATCCTATCTAAGTCCTGCCCTGCTTGAGAGCTAGAAAAGAACTCCGCGAGTGCTTTGGTTGCAGAATTGATTGCAGGTAAAAACGGGGCGATAGCATTATTAATAAAGTTGACGAAGGCTGATTGGGCCAAGTCTACGTTATTGGCTAGGGCGGCAAACTGAGCCCGTTCTTCTTCTGATAACTCTACGTTGATTGAATCGAACGTATCAGCTAAATCTTGTGCAGCTGCACCGCCATCACGCAACAACGGAATAAGCGCAGTAGTATCTGATGCCATTCCCTCGAGTGCGAAACTCATTTGCTGTGTGCTTTTGCCAGCAGCATCCATGCGGTTAACCATTTCTTGCAGTACATCTTGACCGCTCATGGTTTCGAATTCGCCGGCTAATGCTTGCGCCTCTTTCGAGGTATAGCCCATTACATCAGCGAAATCTTGAAAAGCGCCACCACCCGTAGCGAGAAAATCACCCACTTTCTCTTGGGTGTCTTTCATGATATCGCCAAACTTTTCGCCATCGATACCAACGGTACCGAACACAAAAGAAAGCCTTTTGAATTCTTCAACGGTTAACCCGGCAATGTTTGCCATGGTTTCAGTTTCTTGGATGGTTCGCCCTTGTGCGGCTGCATAGGAAATCAAAGCAGATGTGCCAGCAACAACGGCAGTTGTTACCGCGGCCACACCAGTGGCAACCGCAGACAATGGCGCCTTTAGGTTTTCCAAGTTGCCCAGCATGCCATCAGACTCGCTTTTGAACTTCTTAACGCTGTCTTTGCCGCTTGATAGTTCTTCACGTAACGCTTTGGTATCTGCAGCAATTTCAAATAAGAACTTTTCTGTACTCACTTAATTAAATACCTATCATCACGAGCGCCATTAGCACGGCGTTCTGCGTTAATCATCATTGAAACATCACCCGCGTTGGAGCTTTCGCCAAGGTTGAGAAGATGGTGTAATTCTGGGTAATCAAGTAACCAAGCTTCGGAAGGGGAAATTTTCAGCTTGGTAACAAGCTCTTTATAGAAGGCCCAATAATCAACGGTAAAAGGTTGAACCGAACTAGACTTTGGAAGCGCTATCCAGTTTGTTCCTTTTTTTTTATGTCGCTGACAGTGGCGCGGAACTCTTGATCTATCTTGTTGGCTACATCAAACAAAATAAGCGGCCATGGCTGAATGAAGTCGCTGTCTTCATCTTCAACTGGGCGCCAACCCACTCTAAACATGGCGTCTTGAATCTGCTCTAATTCAATAGAACTATCACCTTGTTTCACTAACGCATGAAAAGCTTCTGAAGCTGTTTCAAAATCAACGCACTGGTAAAGAGCGCGCATTAGTGTAATGGTTGGTTTTGATTGATTTGTTATGTAGGTTTCAAGGAATGAAACCAGCGTAAACCAAAGATCTTTATTCGTTTTGGTTTTAAACTGGCGCATGGCGGCCAAGTTCATCTTAAACGGGTACGTTTTATAACAGAGCCTGAGTTCCATCAAATATCCTCACCTACTGAGAGAATAGTGATTGAGCTTGTAACCTTGTCACCAACTGGCGCAGTATCAGAGGGGGCATTGGGTATGCCATTAAAACGAATCTGATCAGCAACTAATCCGGTGCCATAATCAAGCATGTACTCATCAATGTTACCCGCAAGGCTGGCAGCACGAAGCAACTTGTATTCAGCGTCATTGCTGTAAACAATGTTGGCGGTAATTGTGCGGCCTTTGGTTGATTGGTTGGCATCCATCAGCGTTACAAAGTCATTGTGTGACTTGTTAGTAATTTCGATGGGGGTGCCATTAAATGTTGATGTCAGTTCCAACTGACCCACTATTACCGCGTCTTCGGTGCCAGTGAAGCGGTAAAGCAAGCAGTTTGTACCGTTTGCTTCACCACTCATTATGATGCCGCCGTGTGTTGTACTTCGCCGCTAGAAAGGAACGTAAGCGAAGTGGAGACTTTATCACCCATGGGCAACGCATCAGAAAGGCCATTAGGCACCATTTTGCAGGCAAACGCTTCACCCGTATCGCCGTAAACAATTGAGTAATCGGCCTGCGTGCCGGTTAGTGCATCAGCACGCACTTGCTTATAAGTAGCATCGCTGTTGTAAACCAGAGTGCCCGCAACTTGTAACTGCTTACCTGCTAATTCACCAGACAGTAACGTTACCCAATCTTGGTGTGACTTGTTACTAATATCAATTGGCGTGCCATTGAAAGTTAACGTGCATTCCATCTGGCCAACAATGGTAGATGTGCCTTTTTTAATTAATACCTGAGTGCCGTTTAATTCACCAGCCATTAGCGTTCCCCTTTTAGGTATAAAAAAGCCCCGCTAAATAGCAGGGCTTTGAATGAGTTGAAAGTTTGTTAAGCGCTTGGGTTATCGTGCTGGCTGAAATATTCAACCATGAATTCCAATCGGGCTTTACAGGTGTAATCAACACCTTCGCCGTTGTATTCCGGTTCACCCATGTTTTGAAATGTAATTTTAAAAACGAAATCCAAATCAAGCTTCTGCATCTGCAAAACCTTCAGTTCGATTTGCTCTCGTATATCCAGTACAGCTTCATATAAGCTATCTTTTCCAACGCGCACGCTTATATCTGTGTAAAGCGTTAGTTGGTGTTGGTACATTTCCTTTGTTAGTTCTTCGCGTGTGTCTGGGCCCATTAGAACAGTAACAAGTGGAAAGTCTTGTTCTGTATCAATATCGGTTTTCACAACATCAGCCACATACCCTTCTTTAAGAAAAAGTAAGTTCTCGTGAAATCGATTGATTATCTCTCTGGCTTTATGCACGCTTTAGTTCCACTGTGTAATACTGATCAAGAGAGTTAACTCTCTGGCGGCGTCCTACAATATAGTTTTCAGCTTCGTAAACTACGCTATCACCTGTCTTTATTACTTCTGAATACAAGAAGCTGAAACTGGCTAACAACTCACGCCTATAACCAGTTTCATCGTCTGCTTCTTCATCGGTAATAATTGCTTTATATGGAACACCCACAACAAATACATCTTTACCAAATCGAGCAAGGCCCAACTCAGCAAGCCTTTCCTTTTTGTTGTGAATGTTACTCATTAAACTACTTGACCTGTAAACAACACATCAGCATTACCTGATGCGTCTTTAGCACTAACAAATGCACCAACTAGCGTGTTGCCTGATGCGGTAGTTGTTGCTGCGCCAGCCGCCGTGATATAAGCCTTTGAACCTTCTGTAGGCGTGTCTGATGTAGCAACGCTAAACACACCGCAACGACGACCTTGAAAAGTATCACCCGCCGCTGCATCTGTAACCGGAATCACAACAACTGAACCAATTTTCACTGGCTTACCAGATTTAACACCGCCAGCTGGCGCTGTAAAACCAAGAACGTTACCTTCTTGAACGAAATTTTTCATTTCATTAATCCTCTAACGAGAAGGGGCAGCTTACGCTGCGCCCTTAGATTTATACATAGTGCGGAAGTCTAGCGGTGATACACCCGCATCAAGACGCACTTTGAACTCAGAACCATCAACAGACCAGCCTTGCATCTGATCAAGGAATGGGTTCTCGTTACCATCTAGGTAAGCAACCTCGATAGTGTCATACATGCCGCCAGCGGCTAAGTACCATTCAGTAGCGCTATTATCGTCTAATCGCGCTTCGGTAATCACTTCAGCCATGTTTGCAACCGGGTTACGCTGGTTGTTGTTTTTGCCAGGGTAAACCGTATCGTTCATAAGCATTTCTGCATCAGTCTCTAGGGCCGCAGGAACAATCAAATATTCTGGCGTGATGTTCAGCGCCTTACCTTTTGCTAACTTCTGCGTTCGCATCGCTGTGCGAGCTTTAGTTAATGAATCTACAGAAAGTGATGAGGTAGCTCCGGTGACATAGTTGCTGTGATCAGCATGGAACAAAGCTTTACCATCAGACATAGCTGGATTATCAACTAGTGTTGCATAAACCAAATCACCTACTGTGCGGCGAGCCGCGGCACCCATTAGCTGAGTGATGCGAGTAAACGCGCCTAAATCATCATTGATGATTGCTTGGCGAGTAATAGAGAAACGCTTACCGTAAGTAGCAAGTGCAATCTTTTCACCACGCTCACCCACTGTGCCATACTTGAATTCAGCACCTTCTGGCACTTTTTCAAGAGACTTCATATCGTTAAGCGCTACGCGACTAGTGATCTTAAAGTCAGAAAGTGAACCGCGCTGAGTCCAGCGGTCAAATGTTTCTGGTGCTTCAGAGTAGCCTTTAAGCATTGTCTTATGCGCCACATCGGCTAGCACTGTGCCAAAGTCACTTGAACTATGCGTAAATGCTGCACCAACTAGGCTCATACGATCACCTAAAGAAGCGGTACCAACACCTGCATCAGTCAAAGATGCACGCGCCATTTCAACCAAACTCATAGAACGGTATGGGTTATCGCTGGTAAGTTCGCCATCCGCTGTCTTAACGCCTGCACGAGCCTTAAGAACGGCAACCATAGAGTCTTTAGTGATATTACCGTTCCCAGCGTGAGCGGCAACATTGAACCCACCTTTCTGGGGTGCTTGCTCTTTACCAAGTGCATCAAGCAACTTAGCACCAGCCATTTCTTTAGTGCACTCTTCATCTTCCAGACAATTCTGAAGTAACTCAGGGTGAATGTGCTTCCAGCTAGCGAAAAGCGAGTTGATACCCTCTTTGCGCTTCGCTTCTTTTGCTTTAAATTTAGCAACGGCTGAATTAGCAATTGCTTCTTCATCGACCACGTTTGTAGCCGGGGTTTGCTTGTCGTTAGACATAACAATTTCCTCATTAGTTATTTCGGCATTGGCCGATGTTTTAACGCTAGATTGGATGTCTTTAATGCGCTTTTCAGCTTCATCTAAGCCAGCAACCTCAACGTTAATCGTCACGGTTGAACTGGTTTCACTAACAGGTGAAAACTTCTCTTTCACGCTGTTCTTGAATTGGTTTAATTTGGATGTATCGAAAGAGGCCTGAAGGTTAACTTCATCAGTAATCTGTGTAGCAAAACCTTTTTCTAGCGCTTCAGCGCCAGTCATCCATGTTTCAGCGGTCATCAGGTTGGCAATTTCAGTATCATCTAAACCTGTTTTATTAACGTATGCTGAAACCAGAGCAGTTTTCATTTTGTCGAGAACATCAGCCGTTTTTCGAAGTTCATCAGCATCGCCCATTGCGCCACCCCAAGGGTTATGAATCATCATTAAGGCGTTTTCTGGCATGGTAATTGTGTCACCAGCCATTGCGATAACTGAAGCCATTGAAGCGGCTAGGCCATCAACAAAAGTATTCACTTTCGCTTTGTGGTTTTTAAGAAGGTTGTAAATAGCAATTCCGTCTGTAACAGAACCGCCCGGTGAATTAATGCGTAGATTGATTTCACCTTTAGGGTCTAACTCTTTTAGGTCACGAGCGAAGTCTTTCGCAGTAATGCCCCAAAAGCCAATTTCATCGTATACGTAGATTTCAGTAGCACCATTTTCGAGCGCTTTGAACTCGTACCAATTTTGGTTAGTTTCCGGCATCATCTGCCCCTTGTTGTACTGTGGGTTGCTGAACTTCGTGGCGAGCATCAGAACTGAACACCAAATCACGCTCTTCGTTTTCTTTAATTTCTTGTGCTCGCTGCTTCTTAACTTCTTGCGGATTTAACCCTTTAGAACGGATCACGTTGGCTTCAGTGTTAAAGCCAGCTTTAACTTGGCGTTCATGCGCTTTTGTCTCTTTGTCTGGATCAATCCACGGCATTACTGGCGCGATATAAACAGCGTTGTATAACGTGTTCATATCGAGATCGGCGGGAACGTCTAGCATGCCTGAAGCGATACCTATTTCCAACGCCTTGCGGTAGAACGGGCGTGACCATTTAGCAATGAATATTTGCTGAAGCGCTTCGTAACCAGCGTAGCCTTCAACCATTTCTTGACGCTGTGCAGAATAAGAACCGTCATACTGCCCTGAAATGCTAGAAAAGGTGCTTCTGGTACCGCTGGCAACAGCGCGTAACATCGCATCACGGAATGGTTGTAGTAGAGTGCTTGGGCGATTGCTTTCCACCGTTCCCACT